ATATTTTTAAAAATGCAATAATCGATGCACTTGCTACAGGTGTTCGTACCAATAACCGTAAAGTTAAGGCAATGGGAGAATAAAATTGAAATTATCTAAAAATTTCACATTACAAGAATTCACTAAAAGTCAAACAGCTATTCGAATGGATATTGATAACACTCCAAATGAAGGCCATCTAGAAAATGCAAAAGCCTTATTTGATAATGTTGTTCAAAAAGTTAGAGACCATTTTGGTGTAACAACAATCAATTCAGGATATCGTGGTCCAGAACTTAACAAAGCAGTAGGCGGTTCATCTAAATCACAACACTGTCACGGTGAAGCTGCCGACATAGAGTGTCCTGGTGTCGCCAATGCAGACCTGGCTCAGTATATTGTAGACAACCTCGACTTCGACCAAGTCATATTGGAGTTTTATACTCCAGGTATTGATGATTCTGGTTGGGTTCATGTGAGTCACAAAACTGACGGTACTAATCGTAAGAGAGCACTAACTGCCATGAAAGAAAATGGCAAAACTGTATACAAAGTAGGACTAATAAAATAGTCTAGAACAATTTAATGATTTTCTCTATTGCTTTTAGCTGTCAAGTAGTATAAAATACCTTTAACAAATAGAAATTGTTTGTTAAATCTCAAGGCAGACTTGTTTAAATACTCTCTGCTGACCTGGTTCTTTAATATAACTTTTTAAAAAGGAATCAATACTATGTGGACAACTCCATCAGCAACTGAAATGCGCTTCGGATTTGAAGTGACGATGTATGTAATGAATCGCTAGTCGACTCATCAATATGCATTATCATTTTGAGGCTAACGCTTCAGAATAGTAAAATCATTAAACCCACATCACAGTGGGTTTTTTGTTGGGTAGAAATTTAATAACAAGGAAAATATTATGACTAAAGCAATAACAAATTTTAATAAAGATGTGAAGACCTTTATGAAAGCCGCAGGACAATCTACAACAACGGTTAATCAACCACAATCTGACCTATATTATAATCTTATAAAAGAAGAGATTGCTGAATTGCACACAAGTATGGATATTGGTGACAAACCAGAAATCATTGATGCTTGTTTTGATTCTATATGGGTAATTCTTGGTTACATGAATTCATTAGGATTGGATGTTGACGGTATCTGGAAAGAAGGTGCTGCAAATAATTTAATTAAGATTGATAAAAATACAGGACTGGTTACAAAAAGAGATGATGGTAAAATTCTAAAACCAACATCTTGGTCACCACCAAACTTTCAACAATTTGTAAAAGAAGGTTGGGAATTTGAAACTAAGGCGCCAAAAGAACCATCATATCCAGTAGAAGATGAAAGTGGAATTACTATGGCAAGTGGACCAAAAGCACCAGTAGAAAAACCTGCAGAACAAAAGCCTGGTCAAAGTGGTACATTAACTGGTGGAATAGGCGATTACTTTTAATAATTGCCTCAATTCACACATCATTTATAGTATAATAAACACTTAATTAGCGGAGAAATACATCATGGCAGATATAAAAATATTAACATTTAAAACTAATCAAACAATCATAGCTCAGATTGAAGAGAAAGGTGATAAATATCAAATCAAAAAACCAGTACAACTGTATTCAGAAATGCAAAAAGACGGTTCTTCTAGTGTGGGATTTGCTCCATTCTTGGAGTTCTCAGCTGAATTTGCAACAGGAATAGATATTCCTACAGAATCAGTTCTATGTTTAACATCGCCTGTTAAAGAAGTTCTAAATCAATACAACACTGTATTTGGTTCAGGCATTCAACAAGCATCAGTTACGGACCTTGCCTCTATTCGTGATAAAAAGTAGTATAATAGGTACATGTCAAAATATTATACTGATGTAAGAGTCGTAGGAAACAATATATATTATCGAGGTGTTAAAAACGGTGTTAGACATCGTGAAAAAATAACATACTCTCCAACATTATTTGTTCCTTCAAATAAACAAACTGAATGGAAAACATTTCATGGTGAGTCACTCGACCCTATGAAGTTCAATTCTATTCGAGAAGCTAAAGACTTTCTTAAGAAATACAAAGATGTCGATAACTTCAAAGTCTATGGTAATGATAGATTCGAATATCCATTTATCGCAGAAAACAATCCAGAAGAAGTAATTGCATGGGACTATAAAGACTTATGCATTGCCAATATCGATATCGAAGTTGGTTCTGAGAATGGATTTCCTGAACCAAAAGCCGCAGCAGAACCTATCACTGCAATCACTGTAAAATTCTCAAACAAAGATAAGTATTATGTGTTTGGTATTGGTGATTACAAAAAACATAGAGAAGATGTTGAATGGTTTCAATGTGAAGATGAGTATCATTTAATTAAAATGTTCATGCAAGTCTGGACAAATAATTATCCTGATGCAATCACTGGTTGGAATGTTTATGGTTTTGACATACCTTACATCATTAATAGATTTGCTAAAATAGCAGGTGAAGACACAATGAAGAAACTATCTCCTTGGGGATATGTTTCAATTCGAGATGAGACTTTCTATGGTCGTGCAATACAAATTGGTAATATATCAGGTATTGCAACACTAGATTATATGAGATTGTTCAGAAGATTCTCAACAAGTCGTTCACAAGATAATTATAGATTAGATACAATTGCTCAATCAGAAGGCGTTGGTAAAAAGATAGCATATTCTGAATATGATGGTCTGTTTGATTTATATAAAAAGAATCATCAACTATTCATTGAGTATAATATTCGTGATGTAGAACTTGTAGAAAAGTTAAATAAGAAAGGCAGATTGTTAGAAATGGCAATTACAATTGCTTATGATTCAAAGGTAAACTTTGATGAGATATTTACACAAGTTCGTATGTGGGACACAATCGTACATAATTATCTTTATCAAAAGAAGATTGCAATTCCACCTAAAAGTCACTCAAGTAAAAATGCAGCCTACGAAGGCGCTTATGTAAAAAGTCCTCAAATAGGACTGTTCAATTGGGTAGCATCGTTTGACTTAAATTCTCTATATCCACATCTGATGATGCAATACAATATATCGCCAGATACAATTGTTGAACCTGATAGATACACAAAAGATATGAGAGATGTTCTTAATGATGGTGTAAATATTGATAGGTTAATTGCTAAAGAAATTGACTTAACTAAAGTAAAAGAAGTTGCATTTACTCCAAACGGACAATTCTTCAAGAAAACAAAACAAGGTTTCTTACCAGAGATTCTTGAGAAGATGTATAATGATAGAACTGTATACAAAAAGAAAATGCTTGATGCTAAACAAAAGTATGAAGATGCAACTACGCCAGAAGAAAAAAGTAATTATGCGGCTCTTGTATCTCGATTTGCAAACTTACAACTAACTAAAAAAGAATGTCTCAACTCTGCTTATGGTGCTCTAGGTAATCAATACTTTAGATTCTTTGATGTAAGACAAGCAGAAGGCATTACAATGGCAGGTCAATTATCTATTCGTTGGATTGAGAAGAAACTAAATCAATATCTAAACAAAGTATTGCAAACAGAAGCTGTTGATTATGTTCTTGCATCAGATACAGATTCAGTATATCTTAATCTTGAATTGTTTATCACTAAAGTATTTGGCGAAAAAGAATTTGCTAAACAAAAAGCAATCGAAGTCATGGATAAATTCTGTGAAGATAAACTACAACCTTTTATTGACCAAAGTTATGGCGAACTCGCAAATTATCTTAATGCATATTCACAAAAGATGGTTATGAAAAGAGAAGTGTTGGCTGACAAAGCAATCTGGACTGCCAAGAAAAGATATATTCTTAATGTTTATAATTCAGAAGGCGTTCAATACACTGAACCTCAAATGAAGATTCAAGGTCTAGAAGCAATTAAATCATCTACACCTGGCGCTTGTCGTGAGAAGATTAAATCTGCATTAAAACTTCTAGTACTTGGCGAACAAGAACAAGTTCAAGATTATATAGCTGCGTTCAAAGATGAATTCAAAAAACTACCAGTAGAAGACATTGCATTTCCAAGGTCAATGAATGGTCTTAAACAATACAGTTGTAATAAATCTATATGGAGTAAAGGTACACCTATTCATGTTCGTGGTGCATTAGTATATAATCATCAACTTGATAAACTAGGTCTCAAGAAAAGACATCAAAGAATTCAAGAAGGCGAGAAGATTAAATTCATATATCTCAAACAACCAAACAACTTTCATACTGATGTGATATCATTCACTAATAGTTGTCCAAAAGAATTCAATATCGAAGACTACATAGATTATGAACTACAATTTCAGAAATCATTTGTAGACCCACTCAGAATTATTCTAGACTCAATTGGCTGGGAAGTAGAGAAATCAAACTCGCTTGAATCGTTCTTTGGTTGATAATATAAATAAGCAACTATGAATATATTAAGACCAAAAGATAAGGTCCAAGAACCTAATTCTAAACAACCAGAACTGTTAAGCAATATTAATACAGTGCCAAATATACCAGAAGTATTTCAAAGTCCGCCAGAGAAATTGCCAATGAAAGCTAATTACATCATACCATTTATTACAGCAATTCTTTTATCATCAATAGCGGCTTATTATTCTATTATTGGTTTGGCACAAATCTTTCCTGGTGCTTATTGGCCAATCGTTATTATGGGTGGTGCA